ACGCAGCTATGGAAACAGCATTTGGGGACGCTAATGCAGACAGATATTTTACTGGTAGAGATTTAAGTCTTAGAACAATGGTTGGCGGATATCTTGGCGGAAATATCGGCACTGCAATGCAAATGTCATCACCAGGAGATTACATGGCTCAAAACCCAAATGTACTAGCTAACCCAGTAATTACTGGTGGAGCAGGTGCAGTTGCCGGTGGTATCGTAGGTGGATTTTTAGGTCGTGGCAAAGGCGCAATGATAGGCGCTGCAGCTGGAACTGCTCTAGGTGCAGGAACATCACTTTCATCTATAGTGCCAACTAATGAATTTGTTAACCCGATAGCTACATCCTCTGCTGGCTCAGTAGTAGGTGCTGTTTCCGGTGGTTTAATGGGAAAAATGGCTGGTAGAGGAATTGTAGGTACGATAGCTGGTGGCATGATTGGTGGAATAGTGGGTGGTATGGCCGGAGCTGCAGCACCACTAAGTCACATAAGAGCTAATCAGCAGTTTTTTAAAGAATCACCTTATTCCCCAATGGTTAACACGCCACAAAATTTAAATGCTACTGGCGACATAGTCCTAGGTATGCATAACGCCAGGAAGGGCTACTAATGGCTGAAATGAGAGAAGCAGCTTTTGGAGCTGGGGCAGGAGCAGTTGGGGTAACGGAACAAGATTTACCTTTGGCATTTAGAATGGTTGAAAACATACCAGGAATTGCGGCCTCTGCTGGATTTATGGCTTTTCGTGGTTCAAATACTTTAGTTGAAGGCGGAAGATTTGATTATAAAGGTGGTCGGAGGGGTAAAAGATTACAGAGAAAATTTAGAGTTTTAGATCAAGGTGCAAAAATATCAGGTATCAACAGTGCTCAATACCTGGGTGGTGGAAGACTTGGTGGAGGTTTACTTGGAGCCAGAGCTGCAAGAAAAGTAGAAAAAGCAAAAACTGCAGCAACAGCAGTAACTGGAAGAGGTTATGGCGTAGCTAGTAACTTTAATTTTAGAGCAGCTAGAGCGAATATTTTTACAGCCAATCCGAGCGCAGTACGAAGGTTAGGCTCAATTACATCCTTTATGAGCCCAGCACAAGGAATGTACAGCCCATTTGCTGCAGCTAACTTAGCCGGATCTAGAGGACCAATTAGAAATTCGGCCATTAAAAGGATGGGATTACAAAACGTCGCCGCTAATGAATCTGTATTTGGTCCTGGTTTACTATCATTTATTAGTGCAGGTACAAAGATAGATAGATTAGAAGCTAAGGCTTTAAAAGGAAACCAAAGAGCAATAAATAAATTAGGCAGGGTGGATCAGAATATTCGAGCTTTAGCTACCGCTAATAATCCAGCTATGTTAGCTAAAACGCAAATATATGGTACAGTTAGGCAAGACTTAACAAAGGCTTTTAGGGCTCCAGCGGGTGGTGTATACATTGATGGAAAGTTTTATAAGGGTGGAACATTCCTTCCTGGAGGAGCGGCAAAAATAGAGGGCGTTACTGCCGCATCAAGATATAGGGTTAAGGCAGGTAAAACTGTTACCTTTAATGGAAAAACATATTTTGGATCTGGTACAGGTACAGTTGGACCTAAAGGTGGTCAATTTTTTCCTGCAGCTGGTAGATATATAGATCATCAAATGGTAACTGGATTTGGTCCATCTATGTTAGATGATAGTTTAGGTAAGATGGGTTCAGGTTTAAGGGGTAATCTAATGGCCTCTAGTATGTCTGGCGAAGGTACTAGATATATGGCTGGATACTTTAGAGGTGCCATGGGACATGCCGCTGCAGGGGGATTAGAAGGCGGGGCCTTAAGGGGTGCAGAAAAAGCAGCTGCCCACTTAGCTGGTAAAGGCGCTACTAGATATATGGCTTTAGGTGCTAAAGGGTTAGGTTTAGCTATACCAGGGTTAAACGTTTTAGCTACTGCAGCATTAGTGTATGACTTAGGTAAGATGGCTGGAGAAGTTGTTAAAAGTGGTATAAATCTTGCAAAGGACGCTAACAAATCTTTACAGGGTACAATTAATAAACCATTATTTGGAATGGGATATAAAGATACAGAAGCTGCTGCAACATCCAGATCACGTGGTGTAATGGCAATTCAAAATTCCAGATTAAACGCAAGAAGTATGTTAGGATCAGAGGCAGCTATGATGGCTGCGCATTACGGGTGATTATGAGTATTTTTAATAAAACACAAGAATTTAGAAAATCATTAGAAAAACTTTCTAGAGAAGATTTGCTTGAAATTATTAGATCACAAGATCCTGAATTAATTAAGCAAATTAATAGAATAGAATGGGTTTTTGAAAATAAGTTAAGTCATTTAAATTGGAATGATGGAACTCCAGTATTAGAAAGAAAGATGACCAACAAGGAACTTGCGTTATTAATAGATGAACCATTTGAGGTTGATCAAGATTTACTAGCTGCTGGAATTGGCGCTGAGCAACAGAGGCAACTGCACATCGCTAAGGATTGTGTTGTCTGGGCAAAGCAATTCCTAGATGCAAACCTACGAGTTTATCAAATACTCATTTTACGAGATCCGTCTTTACGTAAAGTCTTGCGAGCAGGTCGTCGTTTAGGTAAAACATTTAGTCTAGCCATTCAGTTACTGCATTATAGTTATACCCATAAAGATGGAAGATCACTTGTGATTGCTCCAATGAAAACGCAAGTTGAGCTAATCTATCAGGAAATATTAAGAATAGCATCTAAAAATGAAGTAGTAATGAACTCTATTACTAGAAAAATTACTAGTCCTCAGTTTATGATTCAATTTTCAAATGGTTCAACAATCAGATTCTTTACATCAGGCATGCGAAGTGGCGGCAAATCGGACGTCGCTCGTGGTCAGGAAGCACACCTAATTATTCTTGATGAAATGGACTATATGCATGCAGATGATCTAGATGCACTATATGCCATGTTGCAGAAAACGGCAGAGGATCAGCCAGATAAAGTTTTGATTGGTGCGTCTACTCCAACAGGTCGAAGGGAAAGATTTTGGGAGTGGTGCAATAGTAAGAGATTCAAAGAGTTTTGGTTTCCTTCTTACTGTAATCCGTTTTTCTCTAAAGAGCAGGAAGAAGAATTTAGAGAACAGTATTCTTCTAGCGGATATCGACATGAAATAGAAGCAGACTGGGGTGAAGATTCTGAAGGTGTATATCCTAGAAAATTTGTTGATAAGGCATTTATTGGTCCATCATGGCCATATGAAGCTGGACTAACATCTGCTAGATCTTTTCACGTCATAGGTGTTGACTGGGATAAATATGGAGCCGGAACAAATATTGTAATTACAGAAGTCTGTGCAGATAATCATGAAGACCCTAGGTTTAGGGGAAAAGTTAGAGTATGTTACAGAGAAGAAATTAATAAATCTGAATATACCTTAACTACGGCAGTCGATAGAATAATTGAACTAAATAAGATTTTTAACCCTAGACATATTTATGTTGATCGTGGATATGGTGAAGTTCAGGTTGAACTATTACGTAAACATGGTGTAGAAAATCCATCATCAAAGCTGAAGGAAAGAGTTAAGGGAGTCAGTTTTGCTGAAACTGTAGAAGTTAGAGACCCTTATACTAAACTAATGATTAAGAAAGAGATGAAACCATTCATGGTTGATAATCTTCGTCAGTTTTTAGAAAGAGAGAATGTTTTATTCTCAGAAGATGATGAAGAATTATATCTACAGCTTATATCCTATGTCGTTGTTAGGACTACTAGTACTGGTAGGCCAGTATTTGAGGCTGGTGGCTCAGCAGTAGATCACGCCCACGATGCGCTGATGCTTGCATTACTTGCCATAACTCAAAACTATGGAGAATTCTCTAAGACCAGTGTAGCCGCTAATACAGAAACCTTTTCAAACGAGTTCTTCATGCCAAAAGAGGAGAAAGAAGAATCCAAAGTTTACTTAACTGGTAGAGTTTCAGCAATGTCAGCTAAGAGATCTCTGAAAAGATCTGGTACTAATAATATAAATCGTAGAATGTTTTAAGGGTAAATATGACTATAAATAGCACAGAAAATCTTGGCCCAACAACACAAACTTTATACGCAGATTACTCTTTTCAAGATCCTATTTTTAAAGATGTTAATGTAGATAATAAATCAACCTATTTCAGTACTAGGGAACCAAATAAAAATTCTTATACTCTTCGTCAAGAATATTTTATTCCATTAGATTCAGTAATTAACCAAATAGGAATCAGTGAAGCTAGTTTATTTGAAGTTAAAAATATTCTTGAAAATAGTTTATTGAGTAAAATATATATTGATCCATTTGTCGATCCTGATTTACAAGAAGCTCACACTAAGGTTTGGGAAGAGGCTTGTAAGTTAGTAGATATTCCAGAAGTATCAACTGATGATAACTCGCCGTCTAAAAGTAAAATACCTAATTACATTAGTTTTTATGAATACACTTTTGCAGAAAAATATCTATCAACAGCATGTAGGAGGTTAATAAAAGAATATCAAGAAGCCATAGCACACTCAACTTTTTCATACTTTTATGATTTTAGAAAAATAGTTAATTTATTACTTTACGAGATTCAATATATCAAATATTCAATATTAAATGATATTGGGGAGGAATATGAAAATGATTCACAACGGCAAATCGCAGTGCAGTACGACACGTGGGCAAAAATGGCGGCCCACTATACGGGCAGGATTACAAACTCAATCCTATCAAGCACAGGAAAAATACCCGATGCCGAACTGGATCAAATCACAAAGAAACAAGCCGTTGAATTCCAAGCTTTTTTTGCGATTAGAACAAACGCGTTAAATCAAGAAATAGATGACATTATAGAATCTGTTAAACGAAGTTGTGTAGATAACTCAGAAGCATTCTATAAAAGATATGTATCTACATCCTTAAGAGTTGCAAAAGATATAGCAAATCCATTGGAAGTAGATTTTTTAACATCAGCTTTTGCATCAACAAAACCAATACTATCTTCTGAACTTTTAGTAGCAACTAATTATATTAAGGGTAACTATGCATCAATTTTAGCGGATGTTATAGAGCGTTTTGAAATGATGACAGCCAGATTAGACGCAGTTATCGAATTAATTAAAGATAAGAAAAAATATTCAGCATACATTACTCAACTTGGGACTATTTCTTTTCAAAAGAAACCTGTTATTCAACAAGTTTCAAATGATATATATGGTCCATTATTTTCAAGTATTATCACTTCCTCAACAAGAAATGATGTATATAAGTCAAGTCACTCAGATTTAGATGATTTAAATGATGACAGTCATCCTCAATATTTACTTAAAGATGGTGGTGTAATTATTGGCGATATTAAAGTAGAAAATAACGCTACTATAGATGGAGTAAGTTTAAGTCAACACAGTCACACTGGGGCTGATGGATCTAGTAAAATAAAATCAACAGATATCGATTATCAGTCCGCCAGATCTGTCCAAGCACTATCTACTGAATATGTTGTAAAACCTCTTTCAGTAACAGTTGAAGGTTTTCAGTCAGATATTCTAGATGGTGGAGCACCAGTATTTGACGCTATAATCTCTATAGAAGTTGATGATTTAGCAGTTGCTAGCTATGAGTATGAAATTATATATACGGAAGTAACTTGATATGGTTTGGTTTAGATATTTAAAAAGCACACAGTCACTTGGAATTTCATCACCCAATGAAAATTATTCTTATCCGTATTTAAAAAGAGCTATTAAAAAATTTACACCAAAAGATACTTTACCTGTAGGGACTTGGTTATTTTTTGATGCAAGTGATTTAGGTATAGACAATTATCTATCTAGCACCTTAGATATAACTATTGATTCAAGCTCATATCTAGTGGTTTATGAGCATCCAACTAATGAAAACGATTATACTCCAGTAAAGACTGTCGTACATAATAATATTTTATATTTTCAAACAGCAGTGATACACACCGCCAACCAAGAAATTTCTAAACAATATTGTATTTATTATAAAACTCCAAATTTGAGATATGTAAAATCGGTTAACAATGGAGGAAGGAATGATTACCAAGTCACTTCATCAGCACTGGCTAGCTACGATGTCGATTTCTCGGAAGTTAATACTGGTTCATACTCAGTTAACTTAGAATCAACGTCCTTTTATAATTTTTCATTTGTAAGTGGGTGGTCAGATGGAATATCTACAGACCAAAGTGCAAAACTATATCTAACATTTAGCGGTCCAAGCATATACTTGTATGGCTCAAAAGGTCCAAGTTATGGAAAGCTTAAATTAAGAATTATAGGACTTCCTAACAGTGAATATCCAACTAATAATGTAGATGTAGATTGGATTGAAGTTGATTGTTATCAAACTTCCAATCAAGACAATGCTTTAATATATTCAAAAAATAATTTAACCTACAGAGATTATAATTTGGAATTGCAAATATCAAATTCTAAAAATATATTAGCATCATCAAATTCTGTTAAAATATCTTCATATTCTTTTAGCTATAATCCATACCTAGAAGTAGAGACCGAATTAATTACCGATTCTGTAGCTTACGTAAAGATAGGGGGAATTAGATAATGGCAATTGTAAAAAGAAAATTAGAAAATCTAAAACCCGGAAAAGAATACATTCTCAGTGTCCGAGCGAAAAACGCAGACTTAAATGTATTATCAGATTATTCTGACTCAATTAGGTTTCAGGTCCCAACAGATTCGACAATACCAAGTGTTATTACTGGATTAGGTTTATATCAAAGTTTAGAAAACATAATGTTTGTATTTAATTATAGTTCTGATCTAGATATATCTAGATATGAATATGAACTATATAATGGAAATAATGTATCCACTGCAACAAAGGTATCGTCAGGCTTTAATGCAGCAAATGTATTCACAGTGGGTGTAGATAATTTGCAATTAGATTCCGAAGGATCTGGTCTAGTTCCATTTTGGGGAAGAGTTAGAGCAATAGACACAACTGGAAATGTTAGCGAGTGGACATCTTTAGTTCAAACAGATACTAGAACTCCTGTAATAGATAATCAATATATAGGAAATCTGACCGCATCAAAAATAACAGCTGGAACAATTGGTGCTCAGATGATCCAGTTAAATGGGGCAAATTCGATAATTAGATCAACAACATACACGGATACAACAGGTTCTAAGGGTTGGCAGATACGTGGTGACGGTCACTTTACATTTGGTGGTCCAAATGGAATTACTTATGACAATGAAACGATTACAATTGGTACAGCTGTACAGGTAAATGCAAACTTATCAGCAGATAGTATTACTGTGGGAACAGCACCTAATCAATTACATATAAATGACTCTATCAACTCTGGTAATGGGGGTATGACATTAGGTGATCCTACATATAACTATTGGTACGCTGATGGTAAATTTAGAACCGGAAATGCCAGCAATTATATTTTATGGAATGGTACATCTTTAACAATTAGAGGAACACTACAGTTTCCAGACGGTAGCACACCAGGAACTTTTAATAATGGTGACCTAATAACATCTGGATCAATTGGTGGTCTGACTATCTCGTCTAGTAAAATATATATTGGAACTGGTACATGGAACAACGCTAATACCCCATTTTATGTAGACGATACTGGAAAGTTTTCATTAGAAGATAAATTTTCTTGGAATCCCACAGGAAATGTATTAAACATCACTGGAACTATAGTTGCATCGGTGTTTAAAACAAACGATACTTCAGGAAATAGAATAGAAATCCTTCCTGACGTCGCCTCTGCTACAGCTAACGCAGATTCAATTAGATTTTATTCAGGCGCATCTGGTGAAAACGCTAACAACTCAGCTTCCATTAGAAATGAGGGCGGTACTCTAACTATTTCTGGAGGTGCGTTGGCTACCACTGGGACAGCACAAAAGGTGACATTTGGATCAATCTCTAATGGAGTACAGTTTACTGGTAGCGCTTATTCAAGTAGTTATGATAATATTAATAGTGGCTTCTATTATAGAAGTATAGGAGCAGGTACAACTAGACCATCTACAGCTCCAGCAGTTGGAGATATTTTCTTTACGTATACTTGATAATGGATAAACTATGGCAATAGAAATATGGGATGGTCAGTGGCGCAATAGCTCTGATCCAGAAATTTATACTGATACTGGCTGGAAAGATATCATGGAAGGCCATGCATATATTGGTAACAGTGTTTGGAATAGATTTTTTATTAGAATTACACCCGTAGCTCCTACACTTGGCAATGTTTCTAGGACAAATTCATCGCTAACATTCAGTTATTCACATCCTGGTGACTCCAGTGGTGTCTACTTAGTTCTTAAATTAGTGAGAGTTTCTGACAACGCAGTTATAGCTGGGCCAGAAAATACATCACTGACAAGTGGTGCAATAAGTGGAAATAAAACATATAGCGGACTAAGTCAAGGTGTGACATATCGATTTGAAGCATATGCGGTATATAACTCATATTCAATTAACTCTAGCACAGCAACAATAACACGCTCAACATTAAGTTTTAGCGCAACCGCTCCTACACTAGCTTTGAGTAGTAGGACTGTAAACTCAATTACAGTAAATGCACAGGTTTCAAGTGGCTCACCGTATAATACTCGAATTGTTATATGGAATAATACTAATGGATCAGCTCTAAACGCGAGTTACCTACCAAATGGTTCAGGAACTGTTGGTTCTATAAATAGTAATTATATAAGCACTGGACTAGTAGCTGGAAGTTCGTATGAGTTTGCAGCGTACACGGAATATAGGGACGCATCAACACTTGAGGTAATAACACAAAGTTCAATAACCTATTTTACAACTTCCACATTAAACTATGTACTAACTACTCCAACTCAACCGTATTATAGCGATAGGCAATTAAATACCCTGAGCTTTAGAGCGTCATCAAACGCTAACTATTCAGCAAATGGATCATCATATACCGCCAATGCGTATATTGAATTCAACTTATATAGAACATCAAATGATGCATTTGTAAGTGCACGAACCGCCGCACTTCCAAATAATGACACATTAACAGAATTAGAAGTTCAGTTTACTGGCCTATCTAGCGGTGTCTCATATTATTGCAGAGCTAGAACATACTACTACTCACCGGTTAGTCAGTATAGTAGTTATAGTGTAAATTCGGCAGCGGTGTCAACATTGCAATTGACAACCTCCTCCACAGGGCTAATTACCGCAAACAATACAACATATCTAAATAGTAGATTATTTACAGCTTCAAGTATTGCGACAGGATCTAATGCCTCTAATGGTTCAGATGGAAGTACTGGTACTTCGTGGTTTTCTGATCCATTCACAAACACTGTTTCAGGTGATCTTACAATAGGTGAAATTGAAAGGACGCCAACTAGCATACGCTACATAACACCCACCGCAGTTAGTACACCGTTAACCGGTGGAAATTCGGTAACCATTACCGCATCACCAACAGCAATTGTTTTACGTCAAGCTAGTAGCTTGAGATATACTTATCGCTGGAATCCAGCAACAGCTAGTGCGGCCCCACCTAGCTTACCAAATTATCCAAGTCTTCCGATCAGAACTGACTTAGTCAATAATGCTAGTAATCATAACTGGGTGTTTGGATCTAGTACTACAGTTTTTATTAATCCTACGCCAGTTCCGGGATTTCTACCTGGATTAGCCTCACCCCCCTTAGGTACAGTGGTAATTAGTAAGAAAAATGCGAACAGACTGCAGTTTAATGTTCCTGGGGGGTCATCTACAACAAATCCAAATGGTACAGTTCCACTTACTCCAGCAGATACACCTCATCCAGCATATATATCTGGACCAAGACCAGGATTAAATGCAACTGGTGCAACAGTATCTAGTTTTAGTAAACCAGCCTTTGGTGGAGTAGTAGTTGAAATTCCAGATAGTTCAGTTCCAAGTTTCCCAACGTTTTCAGTTGCTACAGTTACTTCTAGCGCAACAATGAAGATAACTGGAACAATCGCAAAAGCAGCTGGTGGAACTGAATTTTTAAACATATATGTTACACCTAAATCAGGAACATACAGTAATCCAAGAATGATAGCTGGAACAAATACTGTTCGGGTATCTATTCCAAATATAGGATCTGCTATGACAGTTAATTTATATACAACTAATTCATCCGGTGGACTTATAGATCATGGCAGTGTTAGTATAGCTAATGAAGGAAGTCATACATTTAACTTACTAGGTTCATCTTTCCCTTACTATGACCCAACTATGGGGGCAGACACATTTAGGATATACGTAGTATGCACAAGGATAAGTGGCGGTTTACTTGGAAATATATCTGCAATATCAGAAGTACAATTTTCATACTCATATGATACGTATGCGTAGGCTAATATGAGATATATTAAATATTTTAAGCCAGATCACATAGATATAATTATACAGGATATTGATAAAGCAATTATATCTCTAATGAATATGCAGTTAATTACATATAAATATTTAGAGGAGCAAAAAGGATATGTGTTTATATGCTATTTAGAAAACAGCATAGAGATTAGTACATTAAGTAAGCAATTTATGGATATATTTAATATGACTGAATTATCTGCAGAGCAAGTAATTGAAGAAGTTCAGTTACTTAATCCTATTCTTAAATGCATATTGAATGAACACGGGCAAATAGAGCAGCTAACTGTAGACGAATATAATACTAAATATAATATTAAACCGTTTATCGATGCAACATGGGATACCATACTGAATGTATGGAAGTACGTGCCAGATGTATTAAATTCTATTGATTACAATATTTTAAGTGGAAAAAATGACACAAATATATATGAAAAAGTTATTTTAGAAAATAGACTTTTAAGAAACTTTTATTTATGGAAAGTTGAGGAAAAAAGCAACAGCAACTCTCAGTTTATGGATGCGTGCACCTCGACAAAGTATAATTTAATTGATTTAGAAGAAATTACACATTCAACAAATCAGTTTCAAGAATTGGTTATTTCAAAAAATGAAAACAATAAATACATTAATATATATAATCATGTAAAAGTAGTAGATGTAGAACCACTCGGCTGTATTACTTATCAAAATTACAGTAATGAGCAAATACCAAAAATAATGAATCTAATTCACCCACACTGCTGCGCGAGAACAATTCATGAAATGTTTAGGCTAATAATTGAGTGGGCCTTTGCATATAGGATATTTAATAATACTGAACCAATAGCAGAATTATGCGACTCCATACTGAGATGTGTACAGATGCCGTTAGAAATTCGCACAAAATTGTTAGAAGAAGTTCCAGCACAGGTAGTGGAAAGATTTATTAGGGGAGATGTTAATGCCTGCTTAGAAGATGAACAAGACCCACCAATGCCAGAAAACTTTAAGTACTGGATATCAGATGTATATCGTAATTTTTATCCAGCTGTCTCTGGTTTATATGAAAACATTAATGTAAATGATTTGCCCGAAAGTTATCCAATGTGATATAATGTTATTTTTAAGTGAGGAATAATGAAAGATCTAGATGTAAACATACTAGTTCAAACTTTTAATGAAAAAATAGCTCAATTAACTACTGAAGTAGTTCTTAAGGAAGCTACAGTAAAGCAGTTAAACATGGAGATACAAAGACTTTTAGCTGCAATTGAATCAGCTAAAACAACAAAAAAACAAGATAAGAAAACAGATGATTTTGAGTGAGGTTAAAATGTCAGAAGAAGTAACTGAAGCAAAAAAAGAATTTACGATTGAAATTAAGATATCTGATAAAAATCTTCAATATAAGAGTGATTTCAATGAAGCAGAGACTATATTTTGGATTGAGTCAGTTAAAGGATTGATTATAAAGAACGCGTTTGATAACGCAGATATCAAGCAGCCCGAGTAAGTTATAAAAAGTCCTAATTTTAGCTACTATTTTAGTAGATTTAAAAATGGAGTAGATAATGCCGATCATTGATTTTTTGCCATTTAGGCAAGTTAACGCGTCTACTGATGTAGTAGCTAAAATATTAGACCCAGAAGAAATTAAGTCTGTGAGCAGGGTGATGAAAGTTGCTGCCCTAGCTTTAGGCTTTCAGGGTTCAACATACTATTATAATACTAGGGCAACATTTGAACCAGCACCATATGACTTTGATCGTATTATGCAAGCCGCAGATACAGATTCATACGTAAAGCAGGCTCTTAATAAGTATAAGGAACTCTTTTGGAAAGAGGGCTGGAAAATAACAGGAGAAAATCCTGATGCAATAGCATATCTTTATCAAAGAATAGATTTTATGGAAATGGCAATGAAAAGACCATTTCTTGATTTCTTGATTGAAGTTTCAGATCAGTTATTTAAGTTTGCGAATGCCTTCATAGTCAAGGCAAGGGGGGATATATCTGAGTATTTCCCAAGTTCATTGAGTCCAATTAATGGTAGTCAAACGGTAGTAGGTTATTACTTAATTCCTACAGAGCAAGTAAAAATTTTGAGAGATAAGTATAATAGACCAAAATCATACCAACAGGCTACCGATCCACTAACTTACTCTCCTACCGAAAGAGATCCAGTATGGTCCGCGGAGAGAGTAATTCATATGTCGTTTGATAAAAAGACCGGACGAGCATTTGGCACCCCATTCCTAAGTTCTGTATTAGATGACATCATTGCCTTACGTCAAATGGAAGAAGACATTCAGAACCTTGTACATAGAGAGTTATTCCCACTTTATAAATATAGAATTGGGACACCAGAACAGCCAGCAGAACCAGATGAAATATCTAGAGCAGCCGCAGAGATAGAAAACATGAGAGCAGAGGGTGGTTTAATACTTCCCCATAGACATGATATTGACGTTGTTAATTCAGGTAGTGCGGCACTGGATGCAACATCATATTTAGAGCACTTCAAGGAAAGAGTTGCAGTCGGATTAGGTCTAGCACCACATCACCTAGGTATGTCTATGAATGGTGGCAATAGATCAATGACAGATCGTTTGGATACAGCTCTATATGATAAAATTAAACAGTTCCAAAAACTATTTGCTGAGATGGTAAGAGTAAATATTTTTAATGAAATATTACTCGAAGGTGGATTTGATCCAATATCCAATCCATTAGAAGATGGTATTTCAGATAGATGCTATTTCAAATTTAACGAAATAGATGTCGATACTCAGGTCAAAAAAGAAACACATATAATACAGAAATACGTAAATTCCATGATCACATTACCCGAAGCGCGCCTAGAGATGGGGATAGACGCCGAGTACGAAACCGATGATCTATTCCCAAGTATTCAGGGAAATGTTCAGATAGATATCGCAGCTGCTCAGGCAAAGTTGGCAGCTCAAGCTCAGTCTAAGGATGTAACTAAAGACGGCGATAAGCAAGAACCCGCACCTTCTGGACAGAGAAATCTTCCAAATAAAAGGAGAGGTCCAGGTAACTCTACTAGACCGGCTAACCAACAAGGTAGAAATACTTCTCCTAATATCAGAAGAACAGATAGTAGCTGGTTAAGTATGGTTGAAAATCTTTTAGAACAAGAGTATAATGTAGTGTATATTGATGATGAGAAAGTAAATGAAGGTGATTAATAATGTCTATTGAGTTTAAGTTATCAAACGAAACCTTAGCAGAGTATGCAAGAAGTTCAGATGCACTAGAAGCACTCAGGCTAACTGTTGGAAATGGACAGTCTAGGCTTGCACTAGAGGTGCTACTGGAGATAATAGACCAGCTATGCGCTAAAGTAAGTGAATTGGAGTTAAATATAAATAAACTACTGCTTACGAACGCAGTAGGTAAGGAAGCTTCCGTAAAAAAGCAGCAAAATGTTCAGACAACAGAAAATCAGGAAGCTGATTCAAAACCTAAAGTATGAAAATATTAATTGGATGTCCAATATATAAAAGAGATTGGATTTTAACTCACTGGATTAAGTGTATAATAAATCAATCCATATCAACAAAGAACATTGGATTTATATTTGAAGTATCATCAAGTGATACAGAAACAATAGCTATATTAGAAGCTTGGAAAAAACTAGACAGAAATACTCCACACTTCTCTATTGTTATCAGAGATGATGTTAATCATTATCAGCATGAAAATAATGGTAGGCAGTGGACTATTTCTAAATATGAAAACATGGTCAATCTGAGAAACGATTTATTAAAAAATGTTCGTGAAATTTCACCAGATTATTATTTTAGTTTAGACTCTGATATTTTATTAGAAAATCCAAATACAATAGAGTTGTTAGTGGCGCATATTAAAGAAGGGGCGGACGCAGTTAACCCACTTATGTTTATGACGCCTTTTGGTACAATGTATCCCAGTGTTATGACATGGAGAGAGGATTCGCCCAAAAAGGCAATGAGACTAGAAAAGTATTCTCTTGGAACCTATTTTAAAGCTGATGTCATCATGGCAGCGAAAATGATGAGTAAAAAAGTCTATGAAAATGTAGATTACACTGTTCATGAACAAGGAGAGGATGTTGGCTGGTCATTAAGTTGTAGAGATAAAGGCTACAATCTATACTGTGCATCATATATATATGCACCTCATATAATGAATGAGCTAATGTATTCTGATTATCTTAAATCAGGAGATTCTAGATTTAGTTCTCTTGAATTAGTATAAAAGTAGGTAAGCATTGATAAATTCATATAAATTTGTTCAATGTTATAAAAATAAACTTACTATAATAAAAGAATTGTTATTTTGGCAAAGGATAAAGAATGTCGTTTGACTTCGTAGAAAACTTCACAGTTCAATTACCTGACTTTTCTAAGTCAGATGTAGATTTTTCAGAGTCTTTTAATTCTAAGCATGGTTTGATTATTGAGGTAGCGGCTATACATGAAGGCTTAACCTCAAACTATAATAATTACTCTGCTCTAGAGTTAGAGAAAGCTTTACAATCATGGGTTGAACCATACCCCAAGCCCATCATACTAAATCACGACCTTAACACCGAGCCTATAGGTAGAGTCATCGCTGCAAAAATGGACAAGGAACAAGATGGCTCACCATTTGTTAGATTGCAAATAGCAATTACTGATCCAGTGGCAGCTCAAAAAGTTATGGACAAAAGGTATCTAACTGGTTCAGTTGGTGGTAGAGCGGGTAAAGCTGTTTGTAGTATTAGTGGAGAAGATTTGGCATCAGAAGACGATTCTGGTAGGCCAAGAGTTCCTAAGTATAAGAGAGGTAAAGTATACAAGGGCAAACTTGCGTACATAGATATGCAAGATATTTCTTTCAAAGAATATTCTTTTGTCAATCAACCCGCAGATCAAAAATCTGGAGTTAGATCCACAAAAGTCACAGACGGTAACGTTTCAGTTTCCAACTCGGATGATTGGGTCGCAAAAAGCTCAGCGTTTGTTCTTAGTATGGATAATGAAGATATATTCTCAATTGATGAGAATAAATCTATTTTGAAAGAAATGAAAAAGAAAGAATCAAAACCAATTTATCTTCATTTAAAGGGTGCGTTTCTAACCGCACTAGCTCTCCATGAGAGTGAAAGTGATATAAATAATACAAAATCATTACTATCTAATGAAGATTATAATAAAACAAATTCTGAGGAGACCCATAGCATGGATGATGTCACAAAAGACG